GTAGCGGTCGATCAGCCACGACTCGTCCGTGACGTCAACCCCGAATTTCTTCAGGGCGGCCTTGATACGGCCCTTGATCCGCTTGAGCTGTGCGGCGGTGTAGTTCTTCGCCTGCTTGGCCTGATTGATGTAGCCCCACGCGGCTTTCGCGTGTGCCTTGGTGTCGATCGGGTATCGCTTGGCCTTGTCGTCCTGGTATCCCGGGTCCGCGTACGAACCGCTTGGGGCCTTGGTAGGTGCCGCAGCTGGCTTCCCGGACTTCAGGGCCGGAGCGCCCTTCTCTGCCACTGATTCGTTGGCCGCGTTGACGCCACAGTCAGTGCAGCAGTCGCCGTCGCATCCGGACACCCGGTGATCGGCGGCGTTCTCCGTGGTTTCCGCAGTCTCCACGTGTCCCTCCATGATGGATTCGTAGATCAGGACACGGTCGTCAGCTTCTCGTGCCTGGTTGCCGGCGCGGCGGTATCCGGTGATCTCGGCTCCGGGTACACCGGGTGTCCCCGTGTAGTCCAGGCCGTAGATGTGAAGGTCTTCGCCTTTCTCGACCGGAATCCCATTGTGCATAACGGTTTGCACCTTGCCGGACCAAGCGCCACGGATCGAAACCCCCTTGAGGAAGGGGTCCACGTCGTCCGGGTCGTTCGGGTCTTGCTTGGGGCGAATGAGACTGTCGATGATCTTTGCGTGTGGAGTATCCGCGATGTCGGCGGTAAACTCCGCTTCCCCGTCCTGGTTCATGGTCAGGGAGGTCAGGCGTCCCACGATGCGGGTCGAGTCATCCTCGGCCGCGTGGTGGGTGCGTTGCGACATGAAATCGTTGGACTCTTCCATGTCGTCGTCCAGGTTGCGGAACTTCGCCTCATCGGCGGCGATCCGAGTTTGAGCGTCCGCCACGGCCCGCGCGATCATGTCCTTTGTGTACAGTCGCCCGTTGCGGCTGACACCAGGACGGAGCGCGATGCCGCTCACGGTCGCGATACGTCGGGCCACGGCATCCTCCTATCAGACGAACGAGATCGTGACGGCCGGGTTTGCCGCGTTGCCCTGCACCGTGATCCCGTTGGCGGCCGGCATGTCGAACACGGCGACGGTGCCGACGGTGGGGGACGCGGCGAACGCGCCGATGATGGTTCCGGTGTGGCCGGACGCGTTGTCCCAGATGGCCATCGGGTTGGTGCCGGTGGTGGTCACCAGGACCTTGCACAGGCGGCCCGGCGTTGCCTTCACGACGGTGTCCGTGGCCGTGCCGGCGGCGATAGCCACGGTGGTCGTTCCGCCAGGCGTCATAAGCTGTACGCCCTGGCGGGACTGCGTCCGCTCGTAGGCGGTGCCGTTGTAGGTCTGGTTGCTGACGTTGAGGCTCGTGTACGTGGACTGGCCGTCACCAGTCGCGGCGGACGCGACCGGGACACCGTTGTCGTCGTACAGGGTGCCGATGACGTTCTTTGCCATGAGGGTGGCTCACTTCCTGACGCGCTGGCCACGTGCCAGCGTGGTCGTACTGGACTGTTGCGCCCGTCCGACAATGCGAAGGACGGCCATCTTGACCTCTGGGATTTCCAGCGCTTCAAGCAACGCGGCCACGAAACCGTCCGCGTCGGAGTGCTGATCGGCCGGGTGGCCAGCGACCCGAGTCATGCGTAACTCACCGTCACAGCGGCTGATCCGGCCGCGCCCACGGCGGTGATGCCGTTGACGGCCGGCGTTTCGAACGGCCACCGGGTGCCGCTTCCCGCGCCGGACGGCACGACGCCGATTACCGTTCCGGATCCAGTGGAAGCGTTGTCGTAGAACGTGAGTGCGCCTGTGCTGGCCGCCCCGGTGACCACAGCGGCGACCAGGCGGCCGGGGGATGCCTTGACGACCGTGGTTCCGGTGCCGGCGGCCACGGTGGTGTTGACGGACGCCGAAACGGGGTACCCGTTGGCGTCAACCAGGGTGATGACGGGGTTGAAGGTCACGACGTGGCCCCTTCCGGCAGGTACGGCGTGAAGTCCAACGCCTGAAGTGGTTGTGTGGCAACGAGGGTGCACCGACAGAACGGGTGGATACTCGGGTGCGGTGCTTCCACCAGCGCGTACGGGGAATGCTTCTCGAACGTGTCGCAGATGGGGCACACGCGAGTGTCGCCGGCCGTGAAAAAATCCACGTCCCGGATGCCTTCGCGTGCGTACAGGGCGAGTGCTCCGCGTGCGAAGCTTTGCCCCATGGCCATGTCCACTAGTGTGGTGATGGCCCGAATTTCCTTGTCTGTCAACAACTCCTGGACGGCTGACACCATCTCGTCATAGGTGGCTCCGGTTTCGGCCATCCGTGACAGCAACCGTCCAACGTCGGTGGCCGCACCGTCCAGGATCTTCGACAGCCAGCCCCGCGCGTCGGCCAGGTAGTCACCCAGTGACGCCAGGGCTTCCCATGCGTCGCGAAACGCGATGTCGAAGTCAATGCCGACGATGTGAACCTGTTGCGCGGCAAGGGCAATCGCGCCGGCTTCCCCTTCGGCCAGGCCGTCCTTGAGCGCATCGGCGATGGTCTGAACCAGTTCGATGTACTCGGGATTGTTCGGGTTGTCCGTCGCGTGGTGCATTAGCCACACGCCTTGTGCGACAGCGCGGGCCGTCTGGTCCTTCTTGTCGCCCTGGGCTTCCGTGAGCCCGACCGACAGCCGGAACCGGCTGACAGCCTGACTCACGGGGAGCGCGCGGGCCAACGGTCGCCACCTGTCGGTGACGGCTGTAATGTGCTTGGCGTACAACAGTTCTCGCCGGTCGTACACCTTGGCCCAGATGCCTTCGAGGCTCCCGAGTTTCAAGGTCACCTCGAACACGGCCGGGTCGTCGGAGTGCTCGCACGCCATTGCGACCGCGACACGGCACGCTTCCTGAACGCGAGGAGTCATCGGGCCGCCCGAAGCGGCCCATCCATGGGCGAACGTCTCACGAAAAGCGGCGGCGAGCCCATCCATGAGACCCCCTCAGTACGCACCCACCAAGGGAAGGAACCCTGTCGACGTTCCGATGGTGGTCGGGTTGAACGATGCCGGCAAGGTGCTTTGGCCGTTCAGGTAGAACGCACGCTTGTTGCCGGCGTTCGACACGTTGAACACCAACCATGGCGCGTTGGTGTCGTTGCCTCCCAACGCGTACGGCACCACAACCCCGGTGAACCCTCCCAGAATGTAGAGGATGTACACGAACCGTCCGGTTGTTTGCGCTGGAACCGTTGTGATGGAACGAGAAGCCCATCCGGCGGTGGCCCATAGCGTGTTGTCGTCGGCGGTGACCTGGAGCTGTGCCCCGGTGTCGTCGTAGATCCCGAGTTGGTTCGGCACAGCGGACGCGGAGTACGTTCCGCCGGTCTTGACGGCCGCCGTCAGGTGCGACAAGGCGGTGTTCGCCGGAACCCAGCATCGCGCCCCGAACACTGTGGCGTTGGTCAACGGACTGGGGTTCTGGAAGAACGCGGGTTCGTCGGAGGCGACCAGTAGTCCGTAGCCGGACAGCGGGAACACGGTGCCGGCGTTGACGTTGCTCCACTTGACGCCCGTGGTTTGCGTGGAGTCGGCCATGAGGACTTGACCGTCGGTGCCGATCGCTTCGCGGGTGAGCGTGGACGCGGCGGTGGCCACGAGCAAGTCACCTTTGGTGGTGGCGGTGGACGATTGCACGGCTCCGGTGATACGGGAGTCGTTGCCTTGTGCGGCGGTGCCGGCGGTGGTGCCGTAGGACACGGTGAACGTGCGGTCCGCTGTGAGGTCCCCGCCCCCGGTCAATCCGGTGCCGGCGGTGAGCACGCGCGCGGCGGGTGCCTTGGCCGCAACGTTAACGGCGAGCGTGGACAGGTCTCCGACCAGGTTGGTCACGGCGGTTTCGGGGAACGAGTTGTTCGGCACTACGGGCGCGCTGGTGAAGGTTTTGACTCCGGCGATGTTCTGAGGAGTGCTCAGGTCAACGAAGTTCTGTGCCGTGCTTCCGGTTCCGCCTTGTGTCACCGGCAGCGGGGTCGCCAAGTGAGTTCCGACAACGGTCGGGGCCGTGGCGGTTCCGCTGATGTCGCCGGCCAGCTGGGTGGTTCCCAGCGTGGTCGAGGTGGCGGGCGCGGAGCCGGTGGAGACATCCACATAGTGTTTCGTGGCTGCCTGCAACGGTTGCGTGGGGTCCGCGCCCAACGTGATCGAGGGGAACGAGTTGACAGCGGTCCAGGTGTTCGACTGCGCCAACACGCCGTAGATGGAAGGGCTTGGTTGTGGAGTGGAGCCTCCCGTGTCCACCGTCGAGATCACGTTCAGCAGTCCTACCGGTTGTACCGGGATCTCAGGATTGCCGCTGATCTTGATCCACATGGTGTAGACGTTGGCCGGGAGAGCGAACCCTCCCGGCCCGATCAGGCATTTCGCGAAGTACGACGGCCCCGGGTCGGTCTCCCACACCCCAAGCTGCCAGTCCGAATTGGACGGTGGGCCAACGATCATGAACGCGAACTGGACGGGTTCCACCGTCGGATTGAAAGGAGCACCGTTCACGGCAGCGGACACTTGCACACCAACATACTCAGTGGACAAGACCGAGATCGTGATCACGCGTTTCTCCTTTCAGTCTCGGGTGATCTGACCAAACGTCCACGGCCGGCGTGCACGCCCCCAGCGCCACACCACATCCGCCACGGCACGAACCACGTTGACCGCGAAAGACGTTGTCGTGGTTACCGTGGCATGGCCCAGCAACAAGTACCTGTTGCCCAGGGTCGTGGTGACGGTGATGGTGGCGGTGGGGAACATGTGCGCGAGCTGTCCGACGCGGGACGCGGTCGCGGTGACCACACCCGGGAACGTTTGGGTGAGTGCCCGTCCCAGGTGACCGGGTACAGCCACAGTGACCGGGTACAGCGTGTTCAGTCGACGGCCCAACGCTCCCGACGCGGCGACAACCGTGGAGAGCGTCACCCCGGGTCGCAGAGTGCCTGTTGCGCTGGTCGTCACGGACACCGCGTCCCGAACGCTCACCATGCGGGTCAGCGCTGGTCCAGCCGTGACCGTGATGGCTGATTGCGTCTGGGCGGCGCGGATCATGCGACCGATCGTGGACACCGTCGTGAGCAGCGTCCGCGCGGTGCGGTTGGTGACCGCACCGGCCGTGGTGACCGTGACCGTGCTGGCAGCGGTCAACGCGCGGCGCATGGTGGCCGTGGTGGCGACGGTGCCGGCCGCGTTCTGGCTGACGCGGCGGCTCAACGCCGGGAACAGTCCGAGCGTGGCCACCGGTTCAACCTGACTGATCCGACGTGCCAGAGCCGCGACCACGGCGGCCGTGGTTCCGTGACCAACCGTCAAGGCGCGGCCGACGCTGGCGGCCGTGGTGACGATCGCTGGCCACGTGCGCAGCAAAGCACGGGGCAGCGCCACAGTGGCTGTGGTGGTGACGGTGCCCGGGTAGTTCGCGGACATCGCACGGCGCAGCATCGCGAACAGTCCGACCGTGGCCGGGAGATTCGTTTCCGCCTTGCGGGTGAGCATCGTGAACGTGGACACCGCGCCGGACAACGGTTTCCGTGCCTGGTTCACCGTTGTTGCCGTCAACGTCATGGTGACGGTGCCGATGGTGTGCACAAGCGCGCGGAGCACGGTGGCCGTGGTGGTGACGGCAACGTGGTAGGCGGCGGAGGCGACGCGAACCAGAACGGGGTTCGTGGTCACGATGCCGGGATAGTGCGCGGAGACCGCGATCCGGCCGTGGCCTTCAATGCCAACCGCGCCGGGGTAGTGGGTGCCAGCGAGACGGACAACCGCGCCTGTGGTGGTCGTGGTGCCCGGGTAGGCGGCGGCGGTGGCCCGGCTGACCGCGCTGGTCAGGGTCGCGGTACGGGAGTAGTGCGCTGACAGGGCACGGAGCACTGTCGGGGTCGTGGTGGCCATGCCGGGGTAGTGCGCACCGATGGCGCGGGCCAGGGTGCCTGTGGTCGTGATGGCGGCGGCCAGTGGCCGGTTGACGCGGTTGCTGGCCGCGCCCGTGGTGGTGATGGTGGCGGCGTAGTGGAGTTGTGCCTGAAGTTTCAGGGTCGCGGCCGTGGTGACCGCACCGGGCAATGTCTGAATATTCAGAATGCCCAGTTTGGTCACACGGTAGAGAACGTGCTTTCCGGGGTAGGCGCGAAAGAAACGAGCCATTTCCGCGCCCCCCTAGAAAGCCACTGTCACTCTTCCCAGATTACGTAACAATAGGCGTTCACGGCGGTTCCGGCGGTTACGCGGACTCGAAGGAACTTCGACACCGGAACCTGGAATTCTCGCCCAAGCGGCCATTGTTTTACATATTGATTGGTAGGTGACATCAGTTGAGCGTCACCATACCGAGTGGTGGTGATGGATCCTTCTACCGTCGCCGTGTAACCGGTTGCGCTGGTTCCCAAGGTGACCGTGGACGCCGGGGCGTTCGGGTCGTCGTAGGGTTGCACACCGGCCGCCACGTGGGCGGTGACGGTCGCGGCCACGTCCGTCTGAATCAGTTCGCACTGAATCGGGGTCGCGGCGGCGGAACCGTCGAACGAGATTCCCCATTCCACTACCTTGATCGGCCGTGTAGCGGATGGCGCGATTTGCAGTAGCGTCTTGATCGCTGTTCCGGTGGTGACTTTCGTCAGAGCGGCCGTGGTTGGCATGGCACCATTGGCCGCGAAATACAGTGTTGCCATGCTGCCCTCTCAGGAGTGCTTGACCGTAATGGTCGACTGCAACGAGTCCCCGGTGTTGAGGGCCAATCCGGTGAACGACGCGTGAACGTACAGTGTGGCGTTCGCGGTCGCGGTTCCGGGCGGGTTTCCCAGGGTGACGGCGTCGCCGTTGGACTGGGACACGGCGGCGGATCCGTTCTGGCCACGGGAGATCGTCACTGACGTGGTTCCGGTGCCGGCCGTGACCTGCATGACCTCGGTACGGCACTGGATGTAGGTGTTGTTCGCCGGGGTGTAGGACGCGGCCAGGGTGCCCGTGGTGCCGCCGGTTCCGGTCGGCGCGGTCGCCCACGTCGTCGCAAACGGCTTGGTTGCGGAGTCCGACAGGAACACTTCCGCGATGGTCTGACCCGAAAGGCTCGTGATCGTTCCTACAACCTGGTAGGAATCGTTCGTGCTGGTCGTGGTCGCGATCGACGACGTTCCGGCCACGCGGGATTCAGCCGCTTCCTGGAATGGTGCAACGTCGGTCGTGGCGGCCGTGAACGGCCCACCCGCGACTCCGCCGGTTCCCCATCCCAGTTGCTTTGGTTCGGTGGCGGATCCGGTCATACGACCCGCGATCACCTCACGCCCTTTTGCGGTAACGACTACGGTCGTCGCCATTATCCATCACCTCTCACTTGACAATGCGCGACGATTCGCGCGCCGAATCCGGAGTTCCGCCAACGGTTTTCCGACGCACGCCCACCAGGCGCGACGAAACGGATTCCGGTACACGGCTGTGACCACTCCGAGGTTGACGATTTCGGGGGGTGCCGTGTTGCCGCAATTCGCGCACGGTTGCCCCGGGGTGCGCGGGGATCCGCAAGCACACCCCCGGACGATGACGTGACGAACTTCGGCGGACGCGATAGCTTCGGTATTGGCGTCGCTCATATCGTCACCCGTTCTGCGTGCTGTCCATCGTGACCTCCGTCAATCAATAATCTTGGGAATGAGCGCTTTCACCTTGTCGGCGGTCAGCGGGCCATCCGGAATGTCGTCAGGCTCCGGAGCCGTCGGAACCCCCGGTGCGGGGTGTTCCGACGGCTCCGGGTCATTCGGCAAGGTCATCAGGGAGTGCTTTCAGCGCTTCCCGCAACCGGCTCCGGTAGCGCTGTTGCCACGTTTCACGCGGTGACCGGTTGCCAGGCGGCTTCCGACCGGCGGGACCGGCCGGCGGCGCTCCCGGCGTGGGCGGCTGGTTGCCTCCCGGCGGGATGCCGGCGGCGGCGGCCAACGCGGGCGGCAGGGGTTCCTTCTCCGGCTTCTCCAACGACAGCGGTTCGTCGTCTTCGCCTGGCTCCGACGGCTCCAACGCGGTGCCCTTGAGCTTCGCCGCGACTCCGGCGCGGGAGTAGGCGACCATGTCCCGCCACAACACCAGGTTCTGGCGGTCGACCAACACGGCGGTGTCTCCACCGTCCACGGACGGTTCTCCGATGTCGGCGCGGTAGCGGTCCAGCGTCCAGGACCCATTCCGGAGACGCATGTCCCGAATGTCCTCAATCACCTTGGAGTCGCGCATGTCGATTTCGCCGAACTTCAGATGCCAGCCCTGAATACCGAATCCACGCTGAACGATATAGAAGTTGAGCTTCTCCAGAACCAGTTCCGCGATAGGCTGACAGGTGTTGATGAGGAACGTTTTCCTCTGAGATTCACCCGTACCGCCACCCAGGTTCCCCGATTCGATAACGCCCGCTTCGGCCGGCGGAACCCCGTAGGTCGCAAGAATCTCATCACGCTTCTGGTCCAGCGTGTGAAGGTATTCTTCGATCTTGTTCTGTTGGAGTTCCTTGACTCCGGCTCCGCCCTTCGTCATCAGCGGGAAGCCGATGTTACGGGGGCCGATGTTGCGCTGCATGTATTGCGCAACCCACCGGTTCATTTCCGGCTGGCTCATGCCCTGCGGCATGTCCACGTGTACGTTCGGCGGGTTGCCCTTGCGGAACGTTTCCTTCAGCGTGGCGGCTGTGAACAGCCACGCCGTGATCGGCAGCAAACCAGCCTGAGTCGGAGACACACCGAACACGCCGGAACGCGGCGAGTCCAGCGAGATGTGAATGACTTCGTTCGGCTTGAATTCGGCGCGCTGGCCGAAGTCGGTCACCTGAATGTATTTGCTGATCTCGCCGTGTTCGTTCGCGATGGGGAACACGGATGGGGCGTCCAGGCTGTACATGGACACCGGGATCCCGGCGACCCACACCACTTCGATGTAGGCGTCACCGAACACCAGCAGGTCACAGATGATGCCCCGCAACAGCTGACGCATGTCCTCTTGCGGGTTGCAATACTTCAGGAGCCGTTCCAAAGCAAGCACGTTGTCCGGCTTGTCGGGGGCTTCCTGGTCGCCTTCTCCGGTGTCGGTGTCCCAGTCCGTCATCAGGCCACCGGCGGTAATGGTGCGCGCGATGGCGTTCACACACGCCCAACTCCACGGGCACGCAAGGTATGCCTCATAGAGTTGTTGGAGCATGGACCGGCGGTCGGTCTGCGTGGCGGTTCCGATGCCCTGGGTATATTCGTTGATGCCGCCGACCGGAATACCGTATTCGTAACCGGCACGGGTCGGCGTCTTCGTTGGGTCAAATTCCTTGGTCCTGGCCGCTTCCTCAATTACCATTGATTCCCGGCCGAAAACCCGCCCCCAAAACCCCATGGCATGTTCACCTCCCCGCCGTAATCGTCGTACGTGTACGGATTGTCATCATCGCGTGGCACGTACGCGAACGGGCCAATCGGCTGAGCGGCCGGGATCGAATCAACCACGGCACTCACGGCGGAGTCCACCATCATGAATTCCGGCCCGGAACCCATGTTCACCAGCATGTAGCGCAACGCGTCCGCGATGTGGTCGTCCGCGTTCGTGTCGACGTCTTCCGGGTCGCCGGTCTTGGCGTGTGGCAGCGCCGGAATGGTCCGAATGAAATGGGCGCACGTGTCGAACACGTGCATGTTCGGACAGGTGTTCCAGCCCAGCGCCCGGTGGTGCGGGCACGCCGGAGCGTCGGTCATGTAGGAGTGGATGCGTTGCCACCCGTTGACGCGGGAGCCTCCACCCTTGCCGGCCTTGGCCAGGTACACGCCGTTGTCGGCGTACACCTCCGAGATAGGTTTGGCGTCGCCCCGAGTGGCCCACATGGCGTCATCGGCGAACCGTTCCGAGATGGGCTCTCCGGCTTCGGCGGCAAGGATCTGGCGGGCCTGTTCGGCCTCTCCGACCTGGGTGGCGTACAGCTCCCGGTAGATCCACATGCGACCGTCTTCGTCCACCGCGCCCCACACCACGGCCCACGGTTTCGTGAACCCCCAGTCCACGCCCTGATACCGCTTCCACGTGTCCGGGATCGACATCGGGCGCACCGTGTACCGCTCCCCGGTGCCCCACTCCGAGAAGACCTGACCAGCGAACATGTTCCAATCGCCGTCAAGGAACGCGCGCCGAAGGTGTTCGGGGAGGCCCCGAAGGTCGTCGGCGTACTCGGGGTTCACGTGCGGATTGTCCGACAGTTTCGACGGAATGAACCGCACGGTACGCTTGCGGGCGTCGAGAACGATTTTCTTCCCGTTGTCGGTGGCGTCAATGTATTTCATTTTGACGTCACCGTGGCCGACTCCGCCCGGGTTCGTTCCGGAGCGGACACCAATCACGGGAATGTCGGC